GAGCAGACGAACTTAATCAAGATATAAGACCTTATGTTTCAATCATCACACCTGAGAATGTTTTAGATTGGAATTTTAAAAGAGAGGTCAATGGTAAATACTATTTAGACTATCTTAAAGTTAGAGAAGAAGTTGACAAAGATGGTGGTACATATTTTAGATTGTGGTTTCCTGATCGAATAGAAACAATTTATTCAAAAGACGATAGATCAGACCCAATCACTATTGATACTGCCGATAATCTGATTGGCAAAATACCAGCAGTTATTTTATACAATTCCAAATCGCACAAGAGAGGGATTGGTCAATCAGACCTTACAGACATAGCAGATTTGCAAAAAAGTATATACAACGAATTATCAGAGATAGAACAACTTATAAGATTAACTAATCACCCATCATTAGTAAAAACTCCATCAGTAAATGCTAGTGCTGGTGCTGGTGCAGTTATTGAGATGCCTGATGAAATGGACTCAAACTTAAAACCATATTTACTACAACCATCAGGACAGAACTTAAATTCACTAATGGACTCAATCAATCACAAAGTAGAAGCTATCAACAGGATTGCACATACAGGTGCAGTTAGAACTACAAAACAAGCAGTATCATCAGGAATAGCTTTACAAACAGAATTTGAATTACTTAACGCTAGACTATCTGAAAAAGCAGACAATCTACAAATAGCAGAAGAACAATTATTTAGATGTTATGCTATGTTCCAAAACGCAACATTTGATGGTGAAATAAGTTATCCTGATAGTTTTAATATTAGAGATTATGCAACTGACCTAGTTTATTACCAACAGGCAAAAGCTATGAGTATTGGTTCACCTACATTTAACAAAGAAGTAGATAAAGAGATTGCAAGAGCAGTTGTAGATGATGATGAAAAACTAAACGATATATTTGACGAGATAGATCAAAAATCAGAAGTTGGTGAATTTACACAAGATGAAACACAACAAGAAGATCAAGAAGTAGAGCAAGAGCAGATTTAATGAATGGCAGATATAGTCAAAGATGCAACGGATTATCGTATTAGGCAAATCGAGATTGCTGAAGAAAAATATTACAAAACATTAATTGCAACATTAGATAGAATAGAACAAGAAGTTACAGCTTTAGCAAATAAAGATTTACCACAAACAGACGGAAGATTAATTGAGTTACAAGCCGCAATAGCAATCAGACCAAAAATAAAAGCAATAATTGATAGAGAATATTTAGCTTGGTCAGATACAGTTGTAAGAGAGGGCTTTACTAAACAAGCTAAGAGAATAGAAAAAGCTTTTAAAAGAATTGGTAATATTCCTGTTCAGTTTCAAGAACTTACAAAAGGTGATCTAGCTTTAGTACAAAACTTAAAACAACAATTCTTTACTCAATTCAAAGATGTATCAAATACATTTACAAGAAGATTATCAGAAAAAGTTTATCAAAATACATTAGTAGGAAATAGCTTTACTGAATTAGAAACAGAACTAAGACAAACAATAAATGGTATCTATGCCAGATCAGATGATGCAGAAGCGAATAGATTAATTAATTTTATAAATAATAATAAATTTGATAAATCTAAACAATCAGAAGTTGATAAAGCATTACAAACATTACAATCTAAATTTGCAAGAGATAGGGCTGGAGAAAACATGAAAAGATATGCTAGTCAAATTCTTAACGATTCCCTAAGAGATTTTGATGCTTCACTTAATTTTAATAAAGCTAATGATGCTGGATTAACATTTGTAAAATATTATGGAGATATTATACCAACCACTAGAGAGATTTGCAGAAATGTCTTGAATGGAGTATATAACAAAAGAAAAAGTGGACTTTTTACACTTGATGAAGTTAAGCAATTATGGTCAAGACAATCTTGGTCAGGTAAAAAATCAGGCAACCCACTTATAGTTAGAGGTGGTTATAATTGCAGACATCAATGGAGTTATGTCAATCCTGATTGGTATAACAGTAAAGGTGAACTTATAATATAAATATAGGAGAAAAAAATGTCAGATGACAAACAGGTTAATCAACCGCAAAATGATGTTCAGGAAGCTGAAGTTAAACAAACTCAAACTGACGAAACAAAACAATCTAATACTTTTACACAAGAACAATTAGATAATATAATCAAACAGAGATTAGAAGCTGAAAAAGCTAAACAGCAAAGACAGATAGACGAACTGAAAAAAGCAGAAGAAGATGCTTTAAAAGAAAAGCAAATTCAAGAAGCTAAAACAAAAGCTGATCTTGAAAAGCTTATGCAAGAACGAATATCTGCAAAAGACAATGAACTTAGTAAATACAAAAACATGATAAAGGAAGAAAAAGTAGATAATTCTATTATGTCTGTTGCATCAAAGAATGATGCTATTGCACCAAGTCAAGTCGTATCCCTTATAAAAAGCGAGGTTAATTATAATGATGATGGCAGAATAGAAATACTTGATAATAATAAGAACATAAGATACAACCCAAAAGGTGAACTACTTACTATTGAAGATCGAGTAAAAGAGTTTTTAGATGCTAACCCACATTTCCGTAAAGGGTCTTTGTCTGGAACAGGAAGCCAGAGTAGTGTCGAGGGTAAAACTGTAAAACCTTTCAATATTCAGGACTTAGATATGAGTAAGCCAGAAGATCGAAAAAAATATGCTGAGTATCGCAAAGAACGAGATTCAAAACCTACTCAAATTAATTTAACAAATAAATAATAAAGGAAAAATAAAATGGCAAACGAAAGCACAAGTTCTACACTCTCGGAATTATATACTGAGATCGTAGCAGAAGCATTATTCGTAGCATCAGAGCAATCAACAATGAGACCTCTAGTACGAAACTATGCAATAACAGGTGGTGGAAAGTCAGTTGAAGTTCCAATCTATGCGGCAGTAAGTGCGGCGGCGGTATCGGAAGCATCTGATTTATCTAACACAGCAATCAACCCAACTTCAGTAACAATTACAGCAAGTGAAGTTGGTATTATGACAACTTTAACTGATCTAGGAAGAAATGCGGCTCCAAGAAATGTAGCGGCAGATATTGGTAGATTATTTGGAGAAGCAATCGCTAAAAAAATTGACACAGATTTAACTGCGTTATTTGATGGTTTCTCTACTGAAGTTAATGATGGAACAGCAGTTTTAAGTGCGGCTAATGTATTTAATGCAGTAGCATTACTTAGAAAAAATGCAGTTCCTATGACAGACCTAGCTGGTGTATTCCACCCTCTAAATGCGTTTGATTTAAAAAGTAATTTAACAAACACATTTGTTGGTAGAGATACTGAGTTATCAAACGAAGCTTTAAGATCAGGTTTTGTTGGTAATGTAGCTGGTGTTCCAATATTTGAAACTTCAAATATGGCTGACAATTCAGGCAATAATCCGGGTACAACAGGCGATTACAAAGGTGCTATATTCCATAGAGATGCTTTAGCATTGGCTATGATGCAAGACCTAAAAATCGAAACTCAAAGAGATGCTTCTCTAAGAGCAGACGAGATTGTAGCAACTGCTGTATATGGTACAGGAGAACTTAACGATACTTATGGTGTTGAATTAAACGTAGATTCATCAATCCAATAATCGTACTTTTATCAGGGGGAGAAATCTCCCTGATAATCAATAGGAGAATTTATGAACATTAGATTAACGAATGGTAAAAAAACTATAACAAGGGCAAAAGACCAATACGAAGCTAACAAAAAACAATTCAAGTCAAGAGGTTTTACTCCTGTAGATGAAGTAAAAAAAGAAATTAAAAAAGCGACAGTAAAAGATATAACTGATAAAGTAGTTGAATTAAAACCAAAAAAAAAGACAAGGAAAAAGAAATGAAAAATATAAAAAAATATTGGAAGATAGCTAAAGATAATCCAAAAGTTACTATGGGTGTTATCATTGTAATAGCAGTAATTATTTCATGGGTATCGTAGTATGGCAAATTATACAGGTGCAAATGTAATAGTAGCTGGAGATGTAACTAAATACCAACCAGATGCTTTTGATTTTGGTATTGCAAGTACCGCAACAGAAACAACTAATTTTTTTGCACAAACAACAAATGATATTTTAAGACAATTAAGAGTCGAATGGTGGCCTGTATATAAAACAAATGTATATACAGATATAACAGTTCTTAATACTGTTGAGATGGATAACACAAAAGTTAATTTAGATCAGTTCGAGAGGGCTGGTGTTTATTTATTTTTAGGAAGATTTTTTCTAACAGCATTAACAAAATTTAGACCTGAAGCTGACAAAGACAGATTTGAAAGAATGTCAGAATATTATATGTCAGAATATAACAAAGAATTCCGTATGATTTTAGAAGATGGTGTTGAATATGATGCAACAGCAGATGGCACTATTCAGGTAAATGAAAGAGAACCTTTACATGGCTATAGAAGATTAAATAGATAATGGCTGTAAATCTAAATATCAAAACAAATTCAAAACAATTATCTGCAAAGTTTAAAAGGTTTCAATCAGTATTACCAAGAATTATTGATAAAGGTGTTAAACAAGCTGGATTTCAATTAGTTGATATTGTTAGAACCAAAACAAAAAAAGGTATTGATTTTGAAGATAGAAGATTTGCACCATATTCAGAAGGTTATATAAAACAGTTACAAAGAGAAGGTAAGCCAACAGCAGTAGATTTATTCTATTCTGGTAGAATGTTAGGTGCTTTAA